TTCTTGGATGTTTTAATAACACATTTTTTTCAAAATTTAAAAATTCAGAATCTTTACGTAGTGGATAAATGGTAATCAATTTCATATCCTCGGGGTTTAAATGAGTATTCCATGACAAATAAGTTTGTTCAGGAACAGCTACAGCACCCCTTTTAATACCAAGAAGCGGATATAATAACACCTTGGATTTTTGAAAATAAGTTCTATAAAGCGCATCTATTGCCATAATAATTTAGAGTTTTACATTACCTAATGCTAGCTCGTATGGTAAAGTATAATCTCTGTGCCGATAATGGTAATCTACTCTTTCAGTAATACCATAGAAATTACTTTCCCAATTTGCTAGAGTACTCTCAGACACTTGATATGGATATACTTGGTTATACTTATCTATAACGATAAAAGTAAATACAAAGTTCCAATCATAAGCATCTGATCTTTCTTTTATAAAGTTATTATATACTAAGATTGCATAAATTGCAGCTTGTATATCATAACGATAATAATCAACTGAAGCAGGGAAATCTTGAATTGGTTTATTAGTTGTTTTTAAGTCATTAATAAATACTGTTTTTATATTGTCATCTATAACGATATTATCTACAATACCTTTATAGCCAAAATCATAATTTTCAGAATCAGATTGTAACTTTAATTCATTTAACACTTTGACGTTTTGAGAGTTGTCATGATCCAATTGGAGTAAAGCATTAACCTTGTCGTTTGCTTTTAGTACTTTTACACTCTCTTCTGCTTGTTCTTTTACATTAGAGTCAATAACAGTTTTTGTTTCTTTCTGTTTTAAAAATTCAAAATACTCTTTGTTATTATCAGTAAGAATTTTTTCTAATCTTTGAGGGTCTGTTTTGAGTGATTGGTATAAGTTGTTTACAACGAGTTGTCCTAGAATATCACCTGGAAAGTCATCTAAAGTTAGTGATTCATTTTGCATTGGCAAGTAATTATGATAAAATATTTGATCAATAATTTTCCTATTACTATCTGTAGGAATTTTACCAGGTAACATTATAAAGTAATCATCAAAATTATCAGGTTCAAACAGAAGACAATGCAACGCTCTTCCCGCAACGAGATGAGCGTCAACTTGATCTTCTTTCTGTTTTAATATATAGTGTTTATAAAAAGCTTGGGGTGAAAATAAAAGCTTATTTATACTACTGTAACTAAAGTAGAATTTGTTATTGTAAAATTCTTCTAATTCATTATTCGGTATCAACAACTGACTCATTTACTTTTTTATTATTTAAATATTCTAACACATCTTTTGAGTAACTTACTTTAGTAACAGCAAATTTTTCACTACTTCCATAGTTAATAATATCTTCATTATATTTCTGCAGAAGATCCATTGCCATTTTTGGTGTAAAAACATCTCTTTCAACCAATAATTCAACAATTGAATCTTTAGTCATACTGACATAATTAGGACTTGCGAATCCCATGTAATAAACTAAAGATTTAAAGTTTACATGATTACGAGTTCTAGTATTAGAGATTATATAATGAAACTGTTCAAATAATAGACATAAGTAATAAAGACTATCTGAGTAATTAGAATTAGCCATTATCTCTAAAGCTAATACATGATTATCTTCATCAGAACTAGATAACATTTGACTTAAAGACTCAAACATTTTTTCATCAATACTTGTAGAATCGTCACCATTTACTAAACTGATAAGAGTAGCTTCATCATAGACAGTGCAGTCCTTAAGCTCATCCCATATATCAAAATATTTATCTTCAAGATGTAAAAATTTACGAGATCCTTGAATATAATCTATTTCAGGTGTCAATGTAATGCTTTCATTACATTTAAGATTTCTAATAAAAGCATAATCAGTTAGTATAATTTCATCATTTATTACATGATCTATAGTATCTTTATAATCATCTGGATGAACATCTCCTTTGTTAAGTGCTATTTCTAAGAATTCCAGAAATTTTGGAACAGTTACCCAATAATACCAAGTAGCGTCTAGTAGTTTATCTAAAGATTTTACAGAACCTATTACTTTGGTAGCCTCAGCAATATTTCTTGTGGTTTTTGATTTTGTTTGAGCAAATATGTCTTTTAATTTAATTCTAGGAACACTTGTGCCTGGTAAAAAATATAGTTTTTCATTTTGATTTATTGTATAATCAGAATGAAGAGTAAAGGGAGCATTGTTCAAAACATAATTATCACTAAATGCTCCAATAATATCAGTAAAATCATTAAGTGAATAGTCTGAATATCCACTTATATATTTATAGTGTTTCATAATTAAAAATAATTAAAACAATAGAGGATAGAATTATTTCTATCCTCTAGTTGTAAAATGAAAGAAAAACAGGGAACTGTTTAATAATTGTATTACTTGACAGCCATCTTGACTACCGCAGGATTCATCATTAGTTTTTGAAACTTAACCTTGTTACCATTTAGTATTTCTTTTACCATATAGTATCTAAGATCATCTGTAAACGAATCACAATCTGTAGTAAGCTTAATCAATCTATTGATCATAGCATCATTTACTCCATGTTTATCAGCATGTGTTAAACAGTAATTTATAATTCTTGTTGTAATAACACTAGAAATATCAGCTCTAAAGTTATCATCTTTACCAACAGATGAGCTTAATGCTCCAAGAACATAAGCTTCATTTTGGTTAGTAATAATATCTTGAGGACTAATTATTTTATCTAAGTTATTATTAATAAACATAGTAAATAAACTAGCTGTTTCATCACCTACAGAACCTTCACCAATCATCTGAATTAGAGGTAACTCATCTTCAAACTTAGGTATAGAACTGATTGCATTAAAGAAAGTAGTAATAGATCTAGGATTAACAGATTTAGTAATTACTTCAGGATTCATCAACAAAAAGTTAATACATCTACCGTCAATACCTACATTCTCTGCCCACTTAGCCCATACACTAACATCAAAATCTACTTCAACAGAAATGAATCGAGTCTTTTGAGCAATATCAAGACTGGTAACATTGTAATCACCGTTGTCTGGATTAGTAGTCAATACAATATGCCAGTTCTTAGGGAGTTTCCAAGAGATATATTCTTGTCTATCAATTAATTCCATAGTAGCTTGCATAAATCTATGATCAGCACGAGTATAATCATCAAGAATCAAGAAACCACCCTCGCTTTGTCCCTGAATCCATTCAGGAGACGCATGCGACATTCTACTTTGACCGGTTGGTTTAAATCCACTTTTAACATAAGTCTCAAGTAAAGTATCTTGAATCCATTTAGTTTTACCTTCTTTATTTTCTATCTCAAATTCTTTAAATGGAAAACCAATTAAATCACCAAGTTCTTCGATTTGACTTAAGTTAAGTTTAACTACAGCCATATCCATTTCTTTTGCTAGTTGTAAAATAGATGAAGTCTTACCAAGACCTGCTTCACCTTCAATGTTAACAGCTACAGGTACTTTTCCCTGAGCTTGAATATGCTGGTTATTCTTAACCATATGTCCCATAAAATTCTTTAGGTCATCAATGTTTAGTTTTACTTGAGCCATTTTTAATCTTTGTTTTTGTTATTAATTGATAGTTTCATTCTTTCTGGTACAACAATTGTGAAATTACAATTAGTACAACATCTTCCTTCTTCTTCTATAGGATGGGGATTATGCCCACCTCTGTAGTAAAATTCATGACCGTCTATGTCAATTTTTTCAATTTCATCAAATTCTTTATTACATATACAACATATCATAACTCTAATTTAATTACTTTACCAGGTAGAGAATTATTCATATTTGACTGTTCAGATAATACCCATAAAACAGGGTTCTTAGGTTTAACTGAAGTATCACATTCACCATCAGTAAAATATACAAGACTTGTATATTTCTTTAGATTAGCATTATAATATTCCAAAACCGGGTCAAATTCAGTACCACCTCTACCACCAAAAGCCATTTCGAATTTACCTTTATAAGGTTCTATAGATCTGATTATAGTATCACATTGAATAATAGTGATATCAACACCTGTTTTATAAATGTGATAAATCTCATTCATAAACTCTTGTAACTCATTATCACTTACTGAACCTGAAGTATCAATACCTAATAACATGTGTTGCTTCATTTTAATCTTTAACCCTGGATTATCTGAATAGCGCTTATTTTCTTTTCTTCTAATCTTCTTTGTAAAGATTTTTGTACTCGTGCCAGTAAATCTTCTAAGATATCCTTTCCAATCAAACTTAGGAGGCTCTATTTCATTAATAGCAATAAGATAATCGTTAATGTGACCAGGTATAGTACCTCTTTTCTTTTCAGTCTGCTCAGCAACTTCTTGAATAATTCTATCTAATTGCTTTTGCATAATCTTTTGCTCAGCTTCACTTAAATTATCAAATTCTTCCCATGTACCATGATTAGGAATATTAACTTCTTTTTCTCCATTTCCTGGAGCATTGCCGATAATAATAATGTCGCCACCTTCGTCAAGAGCATCACAAAGCTTATCAAAATTTTCATCACCTGATGTACCAGTTTGATCTTTCTTATTTTTTGCTTTTTGTAAAGCTTCATAATAATAACGAGTACCTGCTTTTCGTTCAAGATTAAGATCTTTATAATCATCTATATCAATACCACCATCAGGAAGAAAATCTTTATCAATATATTGATTGATTTCCATATCCATAGCTATATTTGCCAGTTTTCTATCTGAGAATTCAAAGAATTTACTTAGATGAAAATATGCAATATGTAATAACTCATGCTTTAATAAACCAATTCTATGATTTTCAGATAAACTCATCCAAAAATCTTCATTTATTGTAAGCTGATAGTTAATACCATTTTTACTTACACCGGCAGTAGGTACAAGTTTATTATTCCAAATTTTGTTTAACATAATAAGAAAGAACCCATAGAAGGGCTCTTTCCACATAAGTTCTTTAGATGCTTTACCTAAAGTTGCTTCTTTACTCATTAGTTTTTAGATTAAGGGTTAAATCAATATTCTCCATAGGATATCCCATATTATAAAACATGCTATTTATATCTTTTATATGCTTTTCTATATAAGCATTTATAACATCAGGGTTTGCCTCATTCTCAATTAAAAGTGTAATACTTTTTGCATGTGTAAGAGTAGGCAACTCATTATTACAAGATTTTTTTAATTTGTTAAGCGGTGTTGGCGCGTTTTCAGACCAATCTTGTATTGAGGTGTTACTAAATTTATACAAATAAATAAGATATCCAAAGTCGGGTCCTGAAAAATCATGGGCTTCAATAGCTTTAAAAGCTATATACATATTATCTTTATCATTTGAATTAAGCATAGATAATAAATTATCTGCTTCAGAAATTGTTAAATTCATTAGTCTTCCATTTTTAATGTTCTAATCATCCATTCTGTGGGTGTATTTATATTATCTACCCATTCTTTTGCACTTGGAATATACCCGTTGCAATCTTCTTTTACATGTTGTTCTCCAATATATCTTACATACACCTCTTTACCATCACAGTTAGTAATAGTCATACCAAATCTTTTCTCACATTCAAAGATACCTTCACTATGATGTCTAAACATTCTGTGTTTGCTATGTCCTATCCAAGCTTTGGTTTCATCAAACCATTTATGAATATCTATATAATCCATTGCTGAACCACCAAACTTTTTAGCTGAGGATTTTGCATGTTGCCAAGGATGTGCCATTGCTATTCTTTATCACTGCTTGCAGCGTGTTCAATAATGTTACCGTAATAATCCTCGGTTTCTATTTCTGTAATTCTAATACTGTTTTTACAAAAAAATTCACCTGAAGGAACAGATACTATTATATTTCCATAACCCCCCTCATTATTGTACCAATCACTTACATGATCTAATATATGTCTATAACACATATCATGAAAAGCAGTTTCGTATTTACCTGGAAAGTCAACAAGCCCTTTAACTGTGTCGTCATAGTGACTCACAGATTCTGGGTCACTGCTCCAATCATTAGCTGTAGAATCATCTGTAGTACATATGATAGATTCAATAGCTCCGCTATCACCACCCCCTTCATAAAATACAGATACTGCTTTAATACCTTGCACACCTAATGCAAGAAACATTTCTGAAAATTCGTTTTCTTTACTCATATTATTTAATTTTATAAAACCTACCTAAAATATTTCCGTTTAGATATTCTTCTTTTTCAAGCACCTCATATAAAAACTGGTATTTAGTTTCTTGATATGTTAACTCTGCTTTAGAATAACATATTTTTAGTATTTCCCTTTTAATTAGGAAACCAGCTTTATGAGCTTCTTTTAATTGTTGATTACTACTATAGTAATTCATAAAATTTGGTTTAGTTACTACAGCGTATTTTTTTACTCTTTTATCAGTAAGTGCTGCTAAAGCTTTTTTACCAAGTTTCTTTTTTACATTAGAAAAGAAATTCTTTTTACCTATGTAAGCATAAGAATTTCCATTTAATATTACTGACATGTGATAAACAAATCCTACAGCACCCTCTGGTATATCTAATTCGTTAAATTCTCTATTACGATATGTCCACACCTGATTGTAATTTATGTACTAAGGTCCATAACTCAAGATTCTCTTTTCGAGATTCTTCTAAATGCGTCTTTGTAGTAGTTAATTCATTTTGTAGTTTTTCACACTTTTCAAAACTTTCTTCTACTTGTTCTTTAAGACTACTATTTTCATTTTCAAGGTCATCCACAAGATTTACAAGCTCTTGAATAACATCAGCAGCATCATAAGCATTTCTACAAGCCTCCATGGCGTCATCAGCGTCTCTTTCTAATCTATAGTCATCCATAATTGTTTAAATTAAAGCGGTTTTTAATAAAGGATGTAATGTTTCTTTTACATTTGTTAAACCATATGTTTTTACTGAATCTGATAAATCTTTATCCATATCAAGCATTACATAATTTAAATTATATCTTTCTTGATATTTTTTAGCGGCAGTTATACCCGCTTCATCATTATCAAATAAAACACATATATTCTTATACTTTTTCTTCAAAGATTTAATATACTGTTCTGCAATCATAGTATTCTCACTATCGGGAGCAATAGCCTCTGCATTTTTATAACCCAACTTTCTAAAAGCCATTAGATCTTTCAAAGAAGATGTGATAACTAAATAGTCTTTATCATAAGTAAGCTGATCCATACCTTGAATATAGTTCTGCACTTTGATAAATTTCTTATTTGGATTATTCGGGAGATATATTTTATATAAAGTACCATCATCTCTAAAATATCCATAGATATAATTTCCTTTAAATACAATTTCAGATCTGCTACCCTCGCCTTCTTTCTGCATAGTGAAATAAGATAATCCACAAACATTATATTCATCTAGCATTTTTGAATCAATTTTAAATTTCATCCAAAACTTACCATCAATATTTGTCCAGTGCCTCATTTCAAAATCAGATACTCTATACTTATTTTGTATTTTATACTCATTTACAGAGTGATAATTATTATCTTTTAAATACTTTTCATAATCTGCACAAATTCTTATTGCTGCTTGTCCATAAGTTATACTATTTAACTCAGCAACTAAGTTGATTTTATCCCCTTGTTTACCGGAAGAAAAATCTTTGTATTTATATTGATTATTAGAAGGTTTAAAATATATAAACATTGAAGGAGTCTTCTCACTTTTAAAGACAGAGTGTATCTTTACATCTTGTCCTGTAAGTTTTTCACTTAATCCTAAATAATGTTCAAAAACCCACTCTGCAGGAACATCATTAACATTCCCAATTAAGTTTTTTGTTGAAATCATAAAATAAAGGTAATAGAAAAAGGGGAAGCTTTTGACTTCCCCCTTAACTAATTAGTCAAGACTGAAATCAGTGGACACTTTTGGAGGGACACTTAAGTCATCATCACCAAAAGAACCAACTTCTTTAACTTCCATTTTCTTAAGATGGTCATCTTCGTTGTATTTAAGGACATTACCACCCTTAGTTACATATGCATAACCATCTTTTGAACCTTTAGGTAACCACATGTCATAATTAGTATATCCTGACTTACCTTCATATTCTTTACCAGCAACGCATACATCAAGATATACATCTTTGAAAGGCGCATCATTGTTAAATGCTGTAACAAAATCTTCAATGCTATCATGTTTGTTATCTTGATCAGCAAACCAAGAATTTTTATCCATAGCTTTACAAAGATTCTGTAAAAAGATAAGAATAGATCTATCTCTTTGAATTTGAATACCAGATTTGGTTGTACCATCTGCAAATGCATATTGACTAGCTTTTACTTTACCAACTTGACCTGCATAATGACCTTTACTTGGATCATCTTTATCAATCATAAATCCTTCAAACCCACTAATAGGTTCTGTTTCAACTTGCAAGATTATATGTTTTGCACCATCAATAAATTTAAAATCTTCTAGCTCTACACTGTTAATTTTCACAGTATGATTTCCTGGAGCAATTGTTTTTGGTAGTCCATTACCACCTTCTTTTCCTAAGTCTGTTGTACTTAAAGCCATTTTCTTTTTTTGTTAAATTATTAAATAAATACTTTGTCCCAATTTGTTTTAAGGACACCATCAATCATCTCAGTTACTACAATCTCTTGATTTCGTAAATGTTCTGGTCTTGCACCACAAGTAACCTCTTCTGCAGTCTTAAAACTAAGAATAGTTTGGTTTCCTTTTCGGTACATATATCCAATTGCATCAGCATTTGCACAAATTAAAGATTTTATTTTACCTGTTAAATCAATATTTGCAGACATTACCATCTCACCTTTATCATCTACTTGTTTGTCTTTAATATGACCAGACAAGATGATTGTAGGAGCAAGTGTATCAATAAAGTCTAATACTTGAAAAAATGCTTGACGAATATATAAATAACCAGCACCATTCGGTAATGTAATTACACTATCTCCATCAAAGTTTTTACCCATAGGCGTTTTTC